CCTCATTAGTCCAACACCTTTCTTGGACAGAAGTGTTGGACAGAGGTGGGGGGTAATACTAACCCCCACCTCTGTTTTTTTGTTAACGAGTTACCAAGAGGTATCAAAAAAAGTTTTTTTTTGAGAAGTCAAAAAATGAGAAGTCACACTCTTGTACAGTGTGAAGGGTCATGGACGCAGACAAGACACCGGGCAAGCCGAAGGCACAGCGCAGGCTGTACGAGTCGCAAGTCGAGGAGATCGACGTTGACGAACCTGAGCAGGACGCATGGTCCGACCCGGGCGTCGACGACGTGCCGGATGAGATGGATCCGCACGAGGCGTACGAGGAGGAGCGCGCCTACCACTCAGGTAGGAAGCGACCGGCGCCAGGAATCCCCTACGGCGGCGGTGACCTCGCGGAGTTCTTCGGGGATCTTGACATCCCGCAACAGATCTCGATATGTCGAGCGTACGCCAGTTACTTAGCTGCACAGAGCCGAGCACGCAAGCCTGGCTATCCCGGGACTTACATCAAGAGGAGTAAATAGCAGATGGGGTTCAAAAGAATCTGCCTGTGTAATTGGAAAGTGCGCTGACGCTAGCAGCACATTCAGTTACAGCTCGCAGTTGACAGGTAGCGCGGCGCTCCGTAGCTGCTGATAAACAGAACCACGCGTGCGAGCCAAGGGCTCGCGGACTCGCCCTTGGCTCGAACCGCGAAAGACAGTTTATCATAGGCCCTCGCTTGCAAAGGGCAGGCTGTACAGGGTCATCTTGTACAGGATTTTATAGTAGCTCGTACAAAAATCGAGAGCTCTTGGGCAGAATAAGTCGCAAGCTCTATGTTGCTAAATTGATGACGTCGTTCAGACTGAATCTAACAACTAGTTGCGTTGTCACGGATTCGCAAGGACGCCCGATTTTTTTTTTATTTTTTTACGCGTCGGTGAAGCGAATGCGGGAAGACGCGTTGATCTCAGTCTTGCCAAGGTTGGAGCCAGCACAGAGGAACACCTGGTTGTCTCGCAGCTCTGCTTGGTTGCCAGTGGAAGCAGCGTAGACCAGTTTCATGTTGCACTTGACATACATGTCGATGAGAGCACGCTGTTCAGGGCCAGTCGTGGAAGCACCCGCGATGGTTTCGTAGGTGTTCGTGTTGAACTGGTGAGTCCAGCGGCGCAGCACGCGGAAGCGGTCAGAGTTGTCCATGTTCAGCAGCTCCATGCCAGGGTTGGAAGGACTGAAGATCTCAGTCGAACCAGCAGGGGTGCCCGTGACAGTCCCGCCGTTGGCTTGGGTGTCCAGAATGAGGTACAAAACCACAGTTTCGTACGTGTCCGTGAGGAGAGTGGGAGTGAACGTCGCCATTCCACGAATGTGGATGGACTTGACGTTGATTGCTCGACCGATGCGCTGGTTTTCACCAGTTCCTTGAGTGAGACCAGTACAGATGGCACCAGTGATGGCGCTGGTCGGCACGCCCATTCCAACAGTAGTTGTGAAGCCAATGTCCCCGAGACGGTCGTAGTTCTTCACTTCGGCACGGGACGAAGCTCCGTAAAGCTGACGGGTGAAGTTCCCGCGGACACCGACAAAACCCGCTCGCCCTGCACCAGAACGACGGGCGTAGACGCGACGAGCACGCGATCGGCTTGCGGGTCCAAAGGCACCGTATCGGGATGAGTAGGGGACTCTTTGAGAAGCCCTGAAGCGGGCACCGGCAATCCTTCCGAAGCGGGAAGGACGAAAAGTGTATCGATAGGCCATGGTTCTGTACAGGGTGAGAAAACACGACAAAATTTTGACTCAAATGTTTAACCGACCCATTAATTGTCTTCACGGCGACCAAAAAAATAGGGAGCGGCGGGTTCAATGACAGGTCCATCAGGCAGAGGGGACAACATGATGTACGTGGCGAACTCGTCGAGACGTCGTTTCAAAGGGGAGTCTTCCCAGCCAAGTCCATGACGACTGAGTATCTCAGGCTTGTACCAGTAACGTGGATGTTGATTGGACGTGAAGACAAAGATGGAGGAAGACATCTTTGCACATGCTCCCTTAACGTTGACCAGAAGTGGAGTGGAGTCGAGCAGCTGAAGCAGATCGGTGTATGGCATTTTGTGTCCATAGAACTCATCCAGCACCACAGCCTCTTCGTACTGATAATTCTCCCAGTAGTCGAAGGCAGGTTTCCAATAAGCACCAGGAAACATAGAGCGGGCGAGGCGTGACTTTCCAGTACCCGTTGCACCAAGGATAAGGTACACGGTTGGAACATCGGTACGATCGGGCGCTTGAAGTGCTTGGTAAGATTTCACAGCGGAGGGGTACTTGATCCATACTGGGAAATGATCGCGGGCTACTTGCATCAGAGTGTGCCCATTGTCCAGGTCCAAACGCATTGCGTCCAGATCGGCCCGCTGACCTTGGTCTTTCTTGGTTCCGAAGATATATGGACCGTCCACACGACTATCAAGCTTCTGACAGTACTCGATAGCCTGACGTTGAGAACCGCGGCGTGGCTCGAAGTGCGCGGGAGGATCGCTGAGACCATCAAATGTATGGAGAACGGCAAATGGGGCACGTTCGTCGAACTCCGCGTAACCTTGCCAATGAAGCTTACCAGTTTGTGGTGAGAGTTCCATTTGCCACACGCAAAACGTGCAAGCAAGTTTTTCGGTATGCCAGCTCGCGGGGTCGAGCTGGTAGAGGTCCCAAGCCGTAAAACAAACTGCTCTGGACCTCATTAGTCCAACACCTTTCTTGGACAGAAGTGTTGGACAGAGGTGGGGGGTAATACTAACCCCCACCTCTGTTTTTTTGTTAACGAGTTACCAAGAGGTATCAAAAAAAGTTTTTTTT